ACGCGAAAATCATTAAGTGGTGGTTACCATTTTAGGAGGGTGGCTATCGGTGCTGGGCAAGAGCGTTTCAGAGATACACCAAACAAAAATGAACATTCACATATTGGGGATGCAATGGCGTATTGTGTGTTAGGTGGTGGAGAACATAGAAGAATGACCAGAAGGCCTATGCACTCAATGAATAAACCTTTATTAGCTAAAATAGAATTTGATCCTTTACAATGATAAATATAATAGTTGAAACATTTGCAGTAATCACAGCTATAGTATCAATTTATTGTTATGGTAATGGTTGGAAATATTCAGGATATGTTGGTTTATTCTCACAAATTTGGTGGATTTCATTTACCTATCTTAACCAACTTTCAACTATGTATGTTTTATGTTTTTTTATGTTATTAGTTCATATACGCAATATAAGGAAAATGAGAAAATAATGTTTACGCCAACTGAAATAAATGAAGCAGTAAAAATTGATGGTATAGATAAAAAAGTTGTACCCTTTAATCACACACATTTAAAAGTTATGGATTTTAGATCTCACGACATTCAAATTATAGAAAGTTTTGTAAATTACGATGAGCTTACAAAAAATTTAAATGGAAATGGTTTGTCATTTACCGGAATAGCTGATAAAAAATTTGTATGTTGTTTTGGTTTAGTAAAAATATGGGATGGTAATTATGAATGTTGGTTATTACCTTCATCTGATGTTGGTAGAAATAAATTTGCGTTTCATCGAGCAGCATTACGATTTTTTATATATGCAGCGAAAAAGTTAAAAATACATAGAATGCAGATGATTGTTTTAATATCAAATGATATAGCATACAAATGGGCGCAAAAATGCTACTTTACTCAAGAAGGTTTATTACGAAAGTATGGGCCGGATAAAAGTGATTATTTTATGATGAGTAGAATATTTAATACAAACTATAAGGAGTAACATATGGGCGGTTTATTTTCAGCACCAAAACCTCCAGCACCTCAAGGGCCATCTCAAGCAGAATTAGATGCTATTGCTAGGCGAGAAAAATTAGCAGAAGAATCAAAGGCAAGAGAATCTCGTGAGATTGCTGCAAGAAAAAGAGTAAAAAAGGGGCCACAAGGATTAATGACAGCTTTTGTTTCAAGAGAACCTGAAGAACAAAATCAAAATACATTAGGCCCAGGAAGGAATCCTAGATAATGAAAAAATATTTACGCAACCCTAAAAAAAAAGGAAAAGATAATGCCAGAGGTAAAATACAAAACTAAAGATGGTATGAAAAGCAAACATTTCTCTTATACAAAAAAGGGAATGAGCGAAGCTAAACAATTTGCAAAATTAACGGGCGGAAAAATGAAAGCTGGTCTTAATGATGCAAAAATGAAATATGCAAAGAAAGGTTAATTATGGCATTTCAAAGTATAGGCAAACGAAATCAAGAAAGAATTGAAAAGTTAGAAAAGAATCAAAAAAAACCAGCAGCAGCCAAAACTGTTGCTAAACCAGCACCCGTTGATCGTAACTTTCAAACAAAAACGGCAACCGGGGGGATAACTAAAAAAAAATCTTTAATGGGATCGCAAATAAGTCGAGAACCTGACATTACTAATTATTAAGGAAAATAATGTCTTTATATGAAAACATAAACAGAAGAAAAAGATTAGGTATAAGTCGGCCAAAATCAAAAAGCACAATAAGCGACAAACAGTATTCTTTGATGCGTCAGGGTTTTCCTAAAAAGAAAAAAAAGAAGAATGCTTAAAGAACATAAAAATCCTAAAGGGGGGTTGACGGCTAAAGGTAGGGCATTTTTTAAACGCAAAGAAGGTGCTAATCTAAAACCACCAGTAAAAAGTGGCGTAAATCCTAGACGCGTAAGTTTTGCAGCTAGATTTGCGGGTATGAAAGGCCCAATGAAAAAACCTGACGGAACACCAACACGCAAAGCGTTAGCACTCCGTGCGTGGGGATTTAGAAATGAAGAATCAGCTCGTAACTTTGCAAACAAACATAAAAAATCATAATGACAAAAATAATTAAAGATTCATACGAAGATTATATAAAAAAAGCAGATAAAGGTTTTAGAATGCTTTATGAAAGAATGCCATTAGGTAAAGTAATTTTGTATGGTAATGGTGGTTCTGGTTATAAAAAATTTTTTCAAAACTTTCAAAATGATGTAAAAAGTAAAATACAATCAGGTACAGTTGCTTTTGGTTCACCATCTAAAACATCTACTCGACAACCAATCATTAAAAGACGATCGCTTATGAAAAGGAAACAAGGATAATGGCTAAATTTAAACCTGAACAATTAAAAGAAAAATACGAAAAAGCACATAGTCATAAAGAACAATGGCGATCTATTTATGAGGACGCATTCAGATACTGTTTGCCACAAAGAAATTTATATACGGGGTATGGAGAAAGTGATGTTCCGGGGCAAGATAAAATGAGTCGTGTTTTTGATTCTACGGCTATTGATTCGACACAAAAATTTGCTAACCGACTACAATCGGGTTTATTTCCTCCGCAAAGCAAATGGTGTCGACTTGTTCCTGGAACACAAATTCCAAAAGAACGAAAAATAGAAACACAGAAAATTTTAGATAGCTATGCAGATAGAATGTTTGATGTTATGCGCCAATCAAATTTTGATCAAAGTATGGGAGAATTTTTATTAGAGCTTGCTATTGGTACCGCGATTATGCTTATCCAGCCAGGTGATGAAACAACACCGATACGATATACAGCTGTACCAACATTTCTAGTTGCTTTTGAAGAAGGGCCTTTTGGAACAGTTGATAAAGTGTATAGACGATTAAAAAAACCTTACGGAGTTTTAGATCGAGAATTTCCTGATATAAAAATTCCACAAGAAATTTCACAAGCATACGAAAACAGAGAAAATGAAACAATAGAATTAATTGAAGGAACATATTATGATAAAACCAATGGCAAGTATCATTACCAGATAATAGACTTGTCAGGTAAACACGAGTTAGTTCATAGGGAGCTAGATTCATTTCCTTGGGTTATTGCGAGGTATATGAAAGTTGCTAACGAACGCTATGGTCGTGGCCCCGTGCTAACCGCGTTACCTGACATAAAAACTTTAAACAGAACAATCGAATTGACTTTAAAAAATGCGTCATTAACTATTGCTGGAGTATATACAGCTGTTGATAGTGGCGTTGTAAATCCTAATTCTATAAATCTAGTTCCGGGTGCAATTATACCGGTATCTAGTAACGGAGGGCCTAGAGGTGCAGATTTACAACCTTTACCGCGTTCAGGTGATCCACAATTATCCCAAATTGTTGCACAAGATCTTCGTGTAGCTATAAAAAAAATATTATTAGATGAGTCATTACCACCAACCAATATGTCAGCACGAACAGCGTTGGAAGTAGCTGAAAGAATGAAAGAGCTTTCACAAAATTTAGGTGCAGCGTTTGGTCGTTTAATAAACGAAACAATGTATCCGGTTATAAGAAGAACTTTAGAAGTTATGGATCAGTTAGGTATGATAAATTTACCATTACGCGTAAATGGTTTAGAAGTTAAAATACAACCATTAGCCCCGTTAGCAATGGCTACAAATATGGAAAAAGTTAATCAAGTATTACAATATATGCAGATTGCTAATTCACTAGGCCCAACTGGACAGCTAACTATAAAAATGGAATCTATTGCTGACTATTGCGCAGATGCTATGGGAGTGCCAGCTGAACTAAGGACTACTATGGAAGAGCGTGCAGAATTACAACAAATGATGGAACAGCAGATGATGATGGCAGCACAACAAGCACAAGCGCAACAAGCTCCACAAAATACACAAGAACCACCACCAGAGAATCCTGATGCAACGACCACTAACTAAAAGAGAGTTTGATATGTTGCCGCTTGAAATGCAACAGTACCATAAAATGTTTGATCCGTTTTTGGAACAAAGATTACAAAAAAATCAACCTTTTAATTATAATAACTACAAAGGTGTTCCTTGGATATTAAGATCATTAGATAAAAAAACACCAATGACACAAGCTAAAGAAACAATTAAAACAGAATCAAGTTTTTATAATGGTAAAGAAATTTTATATCCAACAATTCGTATGATTGATGGTAAATTAAAAAAATTTAATAAAAAAAGTGCATTTGAAGAAGCTATAAGGCAAAAAGATTATATAGAATTTAATAATCCAAGAGAAGCTACTGCATTTAGCAAAGGATTAAGTGATTATATTGGTATGATGCGAAATGAGTAAAAAAAAAAAAGACAAATGGAATTATGGAGGATATGATCCTAATATATATAACCCACATTGGCAGTTGACACCAACTTGGCAACAAACTTTAGCAGAGGACGCAACAGAGGATGAAAACAAACCAAAAAGAAACAAAAAACATAAATAGCCCTGGATGGGATGGATTAGACGCAACACCAAATCCCAATGCGTTAATTGAACCTACGGAGCTAGATAAATTGTATCAAAGAGTTTTTTCTACGGAGGATGGAAAAAAATTATTGGTTCATCTAAAAAAAACCTATTTAGATATTCCGACTTGGACACCGGGATATGAACATTCTTATGGTTATTTTAGAGAAGGCCAATGTAATCTCGTAAGAGAAATATTAATTAGAATGAGAAGGGCAAACTATGAACGAGAATGAAACACAAGAACAACAACCAGAACAAAATAATTCTGTAACAAACCCAACACAACAAGAAGTACCGCAAAAAGATGAAGGTATGCCTACGGGAATACAAGAGCAAGTACCTGAAGGCGATGATTTAGATAATGTTGAATTTGTAAAACCGGATAATTTTCCTGGTAAATTTTGGGATGAAAACGATGGCCCAGATGTAGAAGGATTAGCTAAAGCATATGGTGAATTAGAAAAAAAATTTCACAATGGTGATTACAAAGCGCCTGAAGATTATGATATTAAATTTTTAGAAGAAAAAGGCGTAACCAATGATGATTCTTTGCTAAATGAATTTACACAATGGGCAAAAGACAATAATATTTCACAATCAGCTTTTGAAAAAATTACAAATACTTACATTGGTATGAATGAACAAGAACAGCAAGCAGAAGAAGATTTTATAAAAGATGAAAAACAAAAATTAGGTAACAACGCTGATGCTATTATTGATAATACAATACAATGGGGTAAAAGTTTAGTATCAAAAGGTGTGCTTACTGATGATGATTATACGGAGCTAGAAAATTGGGGCGGTACAGCTGAAGGTATAAGACTTTTAGGTAAATTTAGACAAATGATGGGTGAAAAAGAAATAACAACAACGCCCGTTGAAGGTGTGCAGCTAGACAAAGAAGAGTTGCAAGCACTTGTTGCCGATCCGCGTTATGGTAATGATATGCGTTACACGCGTGATGTTGAGCGTAAATTTCAAGAAAGGTTCCCAGGATGATAACTTATTTAGTAGTTTCAGCTGTTTTATATGTGATTTTTTAGATGCGAAATTATAAAGACGAATACAAAAAATTTCAATCATCTAGCTCACAAAAAAAAGACAGAGCAAGTCGAAATAAAGCTAGGCGTGTATTGATGAAAAAAGGATTAGTCCGTAAAGGTGATGGCAAAGATATAGACCATAAAGACGGCAACCCAAAAAACAATATGCGTAAAAATTTAAAAGTTGTATCTCGTTCATATAATCGTGCTAAAAAATAATTGTATTTTTAGTAAAAATACCTTAATATGTAAGTAAATTCATAACCCACTCTTGGGCGAGTTTGGCTAATGCAATGGCTGAATGTTGATTCAATAACCAAAGCGATAAAAATTAATATCAATTCTTTTAACGAAGGAGAAAATTATGTCCACAGGACTATCCAATGCGTTTATCACTTTGTTTGAAGCCGAAGTCAAACAAGCATACCAAGGTGATGCCGTATTAAGAAATAGTGTGAGGATGAGATCTAATGTTACGGGATCAACAGTTAAGTTTCCAAAAGTAGGAAAAGGTGTAGCTCAAGTAAGAACTCCACAAACTGATATTGTTCCATTAAATACTGATTTCTCACAAGTAACAGCAACAATGACAGATTACATTGCAGCTGAATATTCGGATATCTTCAATCAAGCAAAAGTTAACTTTGACGAGCGTCAAGAATTGGCTCAAGTTGTAGGTAAAGCTATTGCTAGAAGAGAAGATCAAATAATTATCGATGTGATGGAAGCAGCATCACCAGGATCCACGATTGCTAACACAGTTGTGACTTCAGGTAGTGCCGGCGCTTCAGATCTCAATATTGGAAAAATTATTGCAGCCAAGAAAGCTCTTGATGCAGCTAATGTTCCACCAGGAGATAGACACGCGGTAATTCACGCTAACAACCTAGCCGGTTTACTTGGTGATGAAAGAGCAATTTCTGGAGATTTCCAACAAATTAAAGCTCTTGTATCAGGTGAAGTAAACACTATGATGGGATTTCAGTTTCATATCGTCGGCGACCGCGACGAGGGTTCTTTAAATAAGGACGGAAGTAATGACCGAAAGACCTTTTTTTATCATAAATCTGCAATAGGTTGTGGTGTAAATGTAGCCCCTAAAGTTGAGGTTAATTATGTTCCAGAAAAGACTTCGTTCTTAGTAAGTGCGATGTATTCGGCTGGAGCCGTTGCGATTGATACTGAGGGATTAATTCAAGTAACTTGTCGTGAATCGTAGGAGGTAATTATGGCATTTTCAAGAGATGGCTGGAATCCAATCGGCGGTATGAGCAAAAGAGGTACTGCACCACAAATGTGGAGCTATACTACAACTGATAGCTTAGCCACGATGAACACAGCTGCTTACTTCAATTCAGTATCGGATGAAGTAAAAGTCGGTGATCTTATTTATGTTCACGATTCAAATACACCAACTGCTTCTCTAGTCGTTGTACTAAGCAACGCTTCTGGAGTGGTCGATGTAAGTGACGGAACAGCACTAAGTGTTGCTGACTCTGACTAAACTATAAACTGTGGGGAGCTTCGGCTCCCTACTTTTAATAAAGGAATTTTATGGCTAGTGGTGACACTCAAGTAAGTATAGCAAATCAGGCATTATTGTTATTGGGTGCCGACACTATTTCAAATTTTACAAACGGAACAGCAGTAGGTAATGCGTGTTCAATTATTTATCCTAAAGTTAAATTAACAACTCTTGGTATGTATCCGTGGAGTTTTAGTTTAAAAAAGCAGCAGCTTGCTCGATTATCGACAGCTCCCAATGCTCATTTTTTATATCAGTTTTCCCTTCCTAACGATATGATTAACAGCGTTCCAAGATCGGTGTATGCTAGTAGTGATCGAGGAGCTGCTACAATTAAAGATTGGGAAATACAAGGAGAAACATTATTAACTGATAGAGAAAATATTTTTGTAGATTTTCAACAAGATGTTCACGAAGGTAAATTACCTACATATTTTGTTCAATTATTAGTATATATGTTGGCGTGGAATCTTGCCGAGCCAATAACAGATCAAACAGAAAAAGGAAATTATTATAAACAAATAGCTTTAGGTTCTATTGCTGAAAATAATAGAGGAGGTTTTTTTAGAACAGCTATAAATTTAGATGGTGCCGGAGAAACACCACCAGTTATAGCTCAATATTTATTAACTGAGGTTAGAGATTAATGTCACGAATTATGCAATATCAATCATCGTTTACGATGGGTGAGTTTGACCCTTTAGTAAAAGGCCGAGTTGATATTTCGCAATACACTAACGCTTTAGAAAAAGCTACTAACATTGTATGTATTCCACAAGGAGCTATAGAAAGGCGTCCAGGAACGCAATTTTTATTAGATATTACAAGTCATTTAGGTTCAGGAATAACAGCACAACAAGGTATACGATTAATTCCTTTTGAATTTTCAACAACAGATTCGTTTATGTTAGTTTTTGTAAAATTATCAACAAGCGCATCAAATAATGTTCGTATGTTTGTTATAAATAGTGGGCAAATTGTGGCTAATTTAAATGGTAGCGGTAATAATTATATAACACTTTCACTCGGTAATATCTCATTTGATAAAATAACTTTTACACAATCAGCTGATACTTTAATACTTATGCACGAAGATTTAAATCCGGTATCTGTAGTAAGGGGCGCTAATAACCAAACTTGGACAGTAACATCTTTATCGTTAACATCTTCGAGATATGCGTTTACTGTTACAACAAACAATCCACCAGGAACATTAACACCTTCATCTATTGATGGCACAGCAACTTTAACAGCATCCTCATCTGTTTTTCATAATGGAAGAACCGGAACAGCTCAAGCCGGTGGAACAAATACAATTACACTTGATTCAGGAGCAAGTTCTACTGATGATCTTTATATAGGTTCATCTATAAGAACAACTGGAGGTACGGGTAGTGGTCAAACACGATATATATCTGATTATGTTGGCTCATCTAAAGTAGCAACAGTAAGTGAAAATTGGACAACACAACCTGACGCTACAACAACTTTTGCCGTAGATAGTCAAGAAGGTAATTATGTTAATAATGAAAATGGTTTTGGCCGTGCAAGAATTATAGAATTTACATCAGCTACAGTTGTAAAAGCAACTGTGGAAATCCCTTTTTTTAATACAAGTGCTATTTCTAATGGTAGCTGGAATTTTGAAGGTGGGTATGAAGATGTTTGGAGTACATCAAGAGGTTATCCGCGGAGCGGAACATTTCACGAAGGTCGTTTATATTTTGGTGGTTCTAAAAGTTTACCTAATGCTTTGTTTGGTTCAAAAGTAGGAGATTTTTTTAATTTTAAAGAATCTGAAGCCCTTGATGATGATGCTATTTTTGCCGTCCTCAGCACAGATAGTGTTAACGCAATTACGGGTTTACGCTCTGGTAGGGATTTGCAAATATTTTCTACGGGTAATGAATTTTTTGTTCAGCAAGGTGAAGGTGAGCCAATAACACCAGGGAACTTAACAATTAAAGCAGCTACCAAATCAGGATCAAAAGAAGGTATTATGCCAATAGCAGCTGAAGGCGGTACTATATTTTTGCAACGATCAGGCAAAGCATTACGAGAATTTTTATTTAGTGATGTGGAGCTGTCTTATCAATCAAATAACATATCTTTATTATCTAGCCATTTACTAAAAAATCCAGTAAAGATGGCGTTTCGCAGAGCAACATCTACAGATGATGGCGATTTATTGATGATAGTGAATGCAACTGACGGCACTATTGCTGCTTATTCTATTCATAGAACACAAAAAGTTGTTGCTCCTAGTGAATTTATTACATCAGGAACATTTGAAGATTGTGCAGTAGACATAACTGATATTTATGTAATTACAAAAAGGTCGATAGCAACTAATGTAACGGCAACTGTAACTGTAACTGATTACGCTAACATAGCAGTAGGAACGAAATTAACCTTTACAAAAAACGATGGAACTGTAATTACTTTACAATCAGAAGCAGCTGGTAGCGGTAGCCCAAGCAGCGCAAGTGGTAATACTCATTTTTTTAGACCATACCAAAACAACAATACTACAGCAGATAATATATATACAGCATTGAATGCTGTGTCGGGATTTACAGTTGCCAATCCCGCTGCTAATGTTGTAAGCATCGTTCGTGATGCACCTGGCAGCAATAATTTAAATGTTACAACAACAGATTCTACTCGACTTGCAACGACAAATTTTGTAGAATCAACTAAATATTATGTGGAGTTATTAGACGATGATAGAACTACTGATTGTTCTCATCAGTTATCTGATGGGGCTGTGGACGGGAATAAACCTACCAGCACAACAGTTTCAGGACTTACCCACTTGGAAGGCGAAACTGTGGAAGTTATTAGAGATGATATATTCCTGGGTACGAAAGATGTTGTTTCGGGGGAAATAACTATAGACCAAATCCCTACAACTTATGTAGAGATTGGTTTACATTATGATGTAGAAGCAAAAACATTACCACCGGAACCAAAATTACCAACGGGTACAATGACCGGAAGATTAAAAAGGATTGTTGAAGCAAGTCCGATGTTATATTTAACACAAAACATTGCTATTAATGGTAAAGAGATTCCCCTAAAACAATTTCCTTATACTTTAGATTCTAGTGAAACTTTGTTTACTGGTCGTAAAAGAGTTACGCCAATATTAGGTTATAATAAAGAAGTACAATTAACAATTAGCCAAACGAAACCATTATTTTTTACAATGTTGGCCTTAGAGTATAGTGTGAGTGGTAGTCAATGAGTATAGGTACAGCATTTTCAGTAGGTAGTTTTTTATTAAGCGGTGTACAATTTTTTCAAGCTAGAGCTAATGCAAGAGCTACAGAAAAATATTATGATGCTTTGGCACGAGATAAAAGATTAGAAGGTCGTGTAAAAGCTGTAGAAGCAAAAGAAAAAGCCGTTGAAGTTTTAAGAAGAACAAAAATAGCTTTAGCAAGTAATATTGCCGGTGGATATGCAAGTGGTGTAAATCCATATTTTGGTTCTATAAATACTGTTAATAAACAACAAGTATTAAGGCCAGGTGCTTTAGATGTTGGTATATTAGAAATGCAAGAAATTTTAGATATAGAGAAAGCTAATCGAGAAGCTAGAAATTTAGAAATGCAAGGAGATATTGCAAAACGCCAAGGTTACGCATCAGCATTAGGTAACTTAGCAATGGCGGGTTTACAATTAGGTATGAGCGGAGCATTACAATCACCAGGTTTTGTCGGTGGACAAGGTGCTATAGCTAGTCCTGGTATAGCTGGTAATGTTTCACAAATAAATACAGCTGGTAATGTAGCAATGAATCGAGCTGTCAATCCTATGTTTGTCGGCCAAACAAGTCCTCTTAGTGGAGGTGTGTTTAATACTGCCGGTGGAGGTATGAATTTTATATAATGGCAGAAAGAAGAACATATCAACGACAACTTTTAAGTCCTAAATATTCTCCAATGAGCGATACTATAGGAGGTGTGTATAAGCAACATATTGAAGGTCAAGCTCCTCTTATGAAAATGTTAGATCAAATGTCATCGTTTTTAAGTGATCAAGGTATGGAATATATTAAAGAAGAAGCAACAATTTATGGAGCTACAAACCCGATAACTTTAGAAGATTTAGAGAAAATAGAACGCGGTGAAAACATATTAGGTAAATACGGATATGGTGCGCGAGGTAAAATTGCCAGAGGTGTTGCTTTTGAATCGTTAGCTAATGACATAGAACTAGCAGCTGCCAAAGATATGACAGATTATATGACAGAAGCACAAAATAATGATTATGATTATGAAACTGTAGCTGACGATTTAGATGCTATATCTTTAGGATTTACAAAAAGATTAAAAGACATAGATCCAGTTGTTGCTCACAATGTTCGTTCAAAATTATCTGTTATTTCATCTAAATATTATCAAGACTTTGTTAAAGAAAAAAATAAAATTCAAGAAAAGCAAGAACATTTAAATTTTTTAACATCAACAAATACAGCTATAGAATTATTACCTACTACGATTACGGGTTTGTTAAATACACCAGGAATGAATCCCGGTAAAATATTTAATAAAATTCAAGAAATAAGAGATAAATTAGAAAATAATTTAGCAAAAACAAAATTAACGACTAACGAACAATTTAAAATATTAGTTGAGCAAAATAAAAAAATTGATGAGGGTTTGATGACATTAATTGTTGAAGAAGCTAAAACAAGTGGTTTAAGTTTAACTTCTGTAGCTCAAGATATTAGAAAAGGCACAAGCACAAGTAATCCAAAAATTGATTTTATTGTTCTAGCTATGTCAGAAGAAGGTCGAGCTAATATAAATTCAACTATGAGTGATGTTATTAAATTAAATAATGAGATAGCGTCAATACAATCAGAACAAACAAAAGCTAATGTTAATCAAAGAACTATTAATTTTGAACAAATTTTAGACCAGTACATTAACGAGAATGCAGCAACACCAGGCAAAATTGAAATACCACAAAACATTAAAAATTCCTTAAATGAGTTAGATAAAATGGGAGCAACAAGTGTCAACTTTTATAAAGAACGATTGAAAAACATTGAGCTGGGCCACGCAATAAGTGATGAT